TTTCAATCCCTTCCAGAGATTTAAGATTTCCAACTTCGTCAAACCCTACCCAAGNGTATTCATGCCCCTGGTAATTGTTAGAATCCGAAACTGAATTCATGTAACGCAGTTTTAGAGTAGCTCTGCTTTTATGCCGATAAACATAGTCGCCTTTATTCAAGACAAATCCTAAAGGTTTTAGAAATTCATCGCATTTTTCTATTATGTCTTCTAATTCTGAAAATGTTCTACGGAAAATGACCCCCTTGCAAAGTCCGTGGATATGCAGGAATTGTTTGATGTAATCGAATACTAAACCTGCTGTCTTACCTGGTCCTCTGGCTCCTCCAAAAAGAATCTCATTCGCTGGACAAGATAGAAACAATCCCTGTTTGTAGGAGGGAATTATTTCTTTGGTTGAGTTTTCTGTTCCCATTCTTCGAAGGACATTGTAGGAGGTGTTAGGATATTGAGAATATCACCTGACATTTCAACTGATTCTTTGTTTTTCCCATAAGCGTCATCTTTGATTGAATTCCAAGCGTGAACATTTCCTTTGCTCAAAACTTGCTTAATCATCGACAAAGCCATCAACTGCTCGACGGAAAGTTTTTCAGTCTTACCGGTGATTGGGTTTTTTTCAGTCATTGTAGCTTCAAGGAATTCTCGGATTACAGTTGATCGGTTGCGAGAACCTTTAGGACGACCGTTTGGATTTGGAGAAGGATCACCTTTTTTGGACGGGTTCAAAGTCCCTCCATTTCTCCCCTTTACAGTGTTTTTACTTTGTTTTTTTGCTTCAGTATGTTTCCAAACACTTCGGATTTAAGTTGACAAGTATGTTTATCAATCCTCAATAGGATATGGAATCATTTTTAACTCCATTTTTGTGATTCACGAAATTTGCCCATTCAACGAGTATTCAGAATGGGCAAAGAGTAGTTTACATTTCTATCAGGAGTTAGAAGATTGATCCAAAAAACGGAGAAAGAAAATGGTATTAAGTCAATCAAAAATCGATAGAAAAACAACTCGGCTCAGTGGTTCAAACGATAAAAAGAAAGAATTCCAAAATTACAGAAAAAGAAAATCAGCTAAAAAGTTATGGGAGCTAAGGGTAAATCAAAGAATTACAAGAGGCTCATTTTCTGAAATGATGCGTCTTCTTTTGGTAAGGTTGCCAAGATGAAATCCAAGTTAGTCCCAATCAAATCTATCAAAACGAACCCTAAAAATCCCAGGGTGATCCGAGATGAAAAATTCCAGAAACTTGTAAAATCGATTCAAGAGTTTCCGAAAATGTTAGACCTCCGCCCAATCGTGGTCAACAAATCCATGATGGTGCTAGGCGGAAATCAACGGCTCAAGGCATGCATTGAAGCAGGGTTGAAAGAAATCCCGATCCTAATTGCCGATGAATTAACAAAAGCCGAGCAAGAAAGATTTATTATCACTGACAATGTGAATTTTGGGGACTGGGATTTTTCAGATTTAAACGCAAATTGGAATCTAGAGAGCTTGGAAAATTGGGGGTTGGATATTGATTTTGGCTTGGAAGAAGAAAAAATCGAGGCAAAAGAAGATGATTACGAGATCCCAGATGAAATCCAAACCGACATAATTTTAGGCGATTTGTTCGAGATAGGAGAACATCGGTTGCTTTGTGGGGATAGTACGGATAGCGACCAAGTGGCAAAGTTAATGAATGGTGAGAAAGCGGATTTAATAGTTGCAGACCCGCCGTATAATGTTAAATTTGAGGGTAGAAAAAGAAAAGACGGATTTAAGCACGATGTAATTAGAAACGATGATTTAAGCGATAATGATTTTGAGGACTTTATAAGTGGTTTTATGGGCGTTTTTTTAATTAACAAATCAAAAGAGGTTTATATTTTTTGCGATTGGAAACTATCAGTAATTTTAGCTAAATACTTTGACTTTAAACAATGTTTGTGTGTAATAAAAAACCACATAGGAATGGGCGGCGGGTATAGAAAACAAACAGAATTGTGTTTATATAGTGGAGATTTTAAGAGTACCGAAAAAAACGATATTTTGTTATTTACAAAAGAAATGGTATATAGCCAAAAATACAAAGTTCCAGTTTTTGAAACATTGCACCCTACACAAAAGCCTATTGAGTTAATTTGTGAAATTATAAATAATAGCAGTAATGAAAGTCAATTGATTTTAGACTTCTTTTTAGGCAGCGGCTCCACAATGGTAGCAGCTCACCAACTAAACCGCAAATGTTACGGCATGGAGTTAAGCGAAAAATACTGCCAAGTAATCATAGATAGAATGCTCAAACTAGACCCGACTCTTAAAATAAAAAAGAACGGAAAAAAATATGTCGGAATCAAAAAAACAAAGTAAAAACCAAATAAAAGGAAGAAACGGTGGCACTTTAAACCGCTTCAAGAAAGGTGATCCTTCCCCAAACCCTAACGGTCGTCCTAAAGGTGTTTCAAAAAAAACAAAGCTTGGAAAACTAATAAAAGATATTTCTTCCCTATACCCATCTTTAACAAACAGAGAAAAAGCCCTAGCATATCAATTATACGAGATCGCCTTTTCTGATTTATTAAATCCAGAAAATGTAAACTCAGGGATAGACCACTTATATTTCATGGAAAGTGAAATTGGGATAAAGATTGGCAGGTCGAAAAATGTAGAAAAAAGAATTGAGGCTATAAGAAAATATTCTCCAAGCGTGAAGATTATAAAAGTTATAGGTTTTGCAGGTTCATTTGAAGGTAACTTGCATAAAAAATTCAGGCACATAAACATAAAAGGGAATATCGAAATCGGGACTGAATGGTTCTATAAGAAGAATGAATTGATGGAGATCATATCTGAATTATCCTCAGTGAATGATCTGGCTTCAATGTTTGGGGGAAAGGAGGTTGGGCAACTATTGCTATTTAAAGATATATGAATAATGATAAGAAAAAACCCAATAAAAACCCAGTAAAAACAAAAAAAGGTGGTACTCTCTATCCAGGTGATCATGGACAAGGAGCAAGTGGAGGTCGCCCTAAAGGTTCTCGCAACCGATCAACTGTAATCCGAGAATTTCTTGAAGCTACAATGACCGAAAAAAACCCTATCACTGGTAAAACTGAAAAACTTTCTGTCGAGCAGTTGATGGCTTTGTCGATGATTAAGCAGGTGATAAGCAAAGGGAATGTCCACGCTTGGAACTCTATCAAAGATGATGCTTATGGGAAAGCAAAAGAATCAGTTGAACTATCAGGTGACATTCTTAATATCCTAACACCTCCAACTATGAGCTTCGATGAATGGGAAAAGAGAACGCAATCAAGGAAATAATTCCCTCCTATAAACAGGGATTGTTTCTATCTTGTCCAGCGAATGAAATTCTTTTCGGCGGAGCTAGAGGACCAGGTAAGACAGCAGGTTTAATTTTCGATTACATCAAGCAATTTTTGCATATTCACGGACTTGCAAAAGGGGTTATTTTTCGTAGAACATTTTCAGAATTAGAAGATATAATAGAAAAATGCGATGAGTTTCTAAAACCTTTAGGATTTGTCTTAAATAAAGGCGACTATGTTTACAGGCACAAAAACGGTGCTACTCTAAAACTGCGTTACATGAATTCAGTTTCGGATTCTAACAATTACCAGGGGCATGAATACACTTGGGTAGGGTTTGACGAAGTTGGAAATCTTAAATCTCTGGAAGGGATTGAAAGAATAAAAGCAACTATCCGAAATTCTCCTCTCCCTCCAAGACTTGTAATGTCTGCCAACCCAGGCGGTCGAGCACACAAAATTCTAAAAGATCGATTCATGAATGTCCCACCGATGCAAATTCAAACTAATGAGGGTTGGACCTATTGCTACATTCCTGCTGTGTTTTCGGATAATACCTATTTGATGGCTAAAGATCCAGAATATTTAAACCGAGCCACGACAGGTTTGCCAAGTTATTTAAAAAAGGCATGGCGTGAGGGTGATTGGGATATATCATTCGAAGCGGGAATGTATTTTGCTCGAGAAGATTTTCAGGGAAAAATAGTTTCTCATATTCCAGGAATCGTTAAAGAAATTCGGGTTTGGGATAGAGCAGCAACCGAGCCAAGTGACAAAAACCAAGATCCTGATTGGACGGCAGGCGTAAAAATCGGGGTATCTGCAAAAGGTGATTTTTATATTCTCGATGTTTTGCGATTCAGGAAAAGAGGCGGTGATACTGAGGACATTATTAGGTTGACAGCTCAAACAGATGGGAGACGGTGCGAGGTTGGAATAGTACAAGACCCAGGACAAGCAGGCAAAGACCAAGCTGATGCAATGGTCAAGAAATTGCCTGGCTACATAACTAGAGTTTTCCGAGAATCAGGGAAGAAATACACTAGATGGGAACCGCTTTCCGCAGCTTTGCAAAACGGGATCATCTACCTAAAAGAGGCTCATTGGAATTCTGACTTTATCGAAGAGCTTGTTTTTCTCACGCAAGACGATAATGATTATGACCATGACGACCAAGCAGATGCCGCATCACTCGCATTCTCAAGCCTAGCTAAAAAACCCCTTGACAGAAATTTAGATTCGTTAGGAAAGTTATATTGAGGAAACCCATTGAATATCA